TAGCGACAGGCACATATGACCGTGTCCTGTACCGTTTGCTGTCTAGCAAGATGGACATGATGAACAAGGTAGTTGACGGAGACTTCAGTAAAGACCTGAACGTCTTTGATGAGATGATGAAGGAGATGTGAAATGGAAAGAGTAGAATTTGAACAAAGCTGTTCTGTCCACAAAATGGAAATTGATACCATTGGTTTTATCTATCGTAACACCGAAATCAAACACGGACCAGCCGGTGAGATGTTCGTCACTTTGAGTGGTGAGAGTGTGGTTTCTGGCAAACCAATGTCTTTGTCTTTCGATGCGCGGACTGTACCAGCCAGTCGGTTCGACAAACTGCGGTCCGGTGATTTTATTGAATTCAATTCCTATACGGAAGGGAACGCCTGATATTGGGGGGTACTCCAAGATTAGTGCCAGTGAAAGGTCATGGTCAAACTCAAATGCTTTACCTGTGCGGACGTGTATTTTTCAAATCATTTTTGTACACGGCTTACCGTATCAATAGCTTCCCCCCGCCTTGGTGTAGGCAACATAAGGCTAAAGGTAAGGAAAACCTTTCTTTAATTGGAGAAGACACAACATGTTTAAGCTAGACCCAAAGGCCATGCTGTTGGCCAGTATGACCCTTAAATCAGAGAGCAAGACTTGGGGTGGACACGACCGTTCCATGACAGTTGGCGCATCTGAGGTGGGTCAGTGTCAGCGCAAACTTGTTTATGATAAGCATAACATTCAGCCAGACACCGGATTTGTGCAAGACTACGGTGCGGCAGAGCGCGGTAATTCAATGGAAGACTGGGTTGTTACTAATCTGAAACACAGTCTGCCAGATGACATCCAGTTACTTTGGGCTACCGATGAAGGACAGAAGACGCTGGTAGACAAGTTGGCTTATCAATCTGCCACACCGGACGGACTGTTTGTGTCTAAGGATTTGTTTCCGCTCAATGTAGATGGCACGGATGTTCTGACCAACTGCGTTTACAATGAAATTAAATCTATTGACCCGCGCCCGTATGATTTCTTGAAAGAACCAAAACATGTACACGCACTGCAATGTCAGCAAGGCATGGACTTAGTTCGCCGTCTTACAGAGTACGAGCCAACACATGCTGTGATCACATATGTCAATGCCAGTTTCTATTCGCAGATAAAGACTTTCATTATACCGTTTGACCAGAAGATAGCAGACGGTCTACGTGCCAGAAGCCTTGAAGTATTCAACTGGTACTCACCAGAGAAATTACCTATGGCAGAGGGCAAGTTGATGGGTGGCGATGAATGTCAGTACTGTGCTTGGCGTAGACAATGTAACGGTGACCTTGTTGCCGCACTGCCCACTCAAGAAAAATCCAATTATGAACAGGCTGTTGAACAACGCCTGTTCGATTTAGCTGTGAAACGTCACGCTCTTGTGTCTGTCAAAAAGGACAAAGAACAAGAAGTGCGTGACGTAGAACAGGAAATCAAAGAGGTTCTTCAAGAAGCAGACACCAAGAAGGTGAAAGCTGACTGGGGTTCGGTTTCTGTGTACGCACAGAAATCTCCACCGCGTTATGACAAAGAGAAGTTTGAAAAAGCGGGGCTACAACCTAGCGACTTTCAGACCGAGGGGGAATACACACCCCGGCTCTCTGTCACTTTACGCACTTAAATCCAGACACAGACATAGTAACAAAAAGGAATAGAGATGTCACAATTGATTGCAACCCCTAACTTTGATGTAGCAAACATTGATGCCCTTGCCAACAGTCTTGAGACTGCAACCGCTGATTTAACATCCGGTGGTATGCAGTATATCAAGTTTAAAAAAGGTGAGTGGGTCATTGGGCGCGAAGAAGATACCTTTCCAGATAACAGCTTTGAGGCTGTGCCTGACCTACCAAACATCCAGTTCGGCTGGGTGTGTTGGAAGGACGGCCAACTCGTAGATGAAATCTGGTATGGCCTCGGTGAAGACATGGCCTCTGAAGAGATGTTGCCAGACCACGGCCCCTTCACACAACAGAATGACGGCTGGTCAAAGAATGTCCGTTTCCAAATGAACATCCTGCCTACGCTCGGCGTCGAAGGAAACATCTATGCTCAGTTCACCGGTTCAAGCAACGGAGCGCAACGTGCAACTGGTGAGATGATTAAGCAATGGGTAAAAGAAGTTCGGACAGGTTCACATAAAGGTGAGGTGCCAGTCGTGAAGTTTTTTGCTGACCATTACAAGCACAGACAATACGGCAAGGTAAACATTCCCGGCATGACTATCAACAGATGGATGACACCAGATGACCAACCGCCTGTACAGACAGAGACAGTGTCTAGCGAAGGTTCGTCTGCATCAAAAGACATCCCACTGGAATAATCATGAAAGACTTGCAGGACGTTTTGGGTGGTGGTGAGACAGCCGCCACCCCAAAATATCATGACTTTATGCATGACGTTGAACTCAACTTCATCACCAGTGATGCTGACGTAGACATCATGCTTGAAGAGTTTGAACAGAAGCTGAAGTTCCATACACAGATGGACCCGATGCTTTTGTCTGTCGATGTTGAGACAGCGGCGGTCATGTCTTTGTTAGACAAGTACCGCGCAGAACAGGAAACCTATAACAAAATCCGCGAGGAGTTTGAAAAGTTTCCTGTCATTGCGAAGCTGACTGCCCAGCAAAAGGCAGACCGACAGTCTGTCAAAGATAAGATGGACGATGCACGTAGCATACTTAATGACATAGCGAGACATGTGAAACGTGCAGGGCTGAATGTAGGTACAGGCCAAGTCCGACTGCTACAGATATATGATGGCATGGGGGCGGTGCATGTAGTAGACCGCTGGTCTGTAACTTTGCGTAAATTTGATGAGATAGGTAAACGTCTACTCAACTTGTACAATGTTGTGTGGCTGGCTCATAACGCACAGTTCGATGTGAAAATGCTCACACAGCATGGTATCATACCATTCAGACATCCACATTGCACATTGCTTCAGGCACAGGCCCTTGTATCTCTGACAACAGAACGCAAGACGCTGGCCGAAAGATGTCGTGTTGTTCTGGACAAAGAACCCAGCAAAGAACAACAGGCATCCGATTGGTCTAAGCCAGACTTAGACACAGAGCAAGTCCGGTATGCGGCTGGTGACGTGGTAGCGACTTGGTTGTTACATGAAGCCCAGCTTGCTCTGGTCAAGGACAGCAAGCGCACTCCTTACGAAGAATGTGAATGGGTCTATAATCTTATGCGCTCCAGTATTAGAGCGGTAAACGAGGTCATGTCTAACGGCATCGGGTTTGATAGCGCGGCGCATGACAAGCTGTGTGTAGACATGGCAGACAGAGACACAGACGGTAGACAGAAGTCTCTTGAGTTGTTCAGTTCTTGTGGCGCGGACGGCGCACCCATCGTTGAGAACCCAGCCAGCACAACACAAGTTGCCAACTGGTTGAGATATCACCTGATGTTGCGTGAGCCATACACTACAGACAACTGGCCTAAGACAGACACAGGCCAGCTAAAGGTTGGCAAAGTTGAGGTTCTAGAAAACATCACTCAACTGGTTGAAGAGTTCAGACCCCCCTTAATGGCACTCGCGGAATGGGCTGATGCAAAGAAAAACAACAGCACTCTGGGCGAGAAGTTCTCACGATTTGTAAACCCTGTATCTCAGCGTATACACGCAAACTTCCGCATCGGTGGCACGGAAACAGGACGCTTCAGCGTAACCGAACCAGCGTTGCAAACAATCAATGCAACACCAGAATTCAGACATCTGTTTAAAGCCAAAGAACATCATAGTCTGGTCGTGTGTGACTATGGTCAAATCGAAGTTCGGGTCCCAGCGGCTTTGTCAAAAGATAAGGTTTTGTTGGACGCGATAGAAGACGGTTTGGATATTCACACTTTGACTGCCCGTCACTGTTTCAAAGGTGACTATCCAAACGAGACTGGTGACGATTACTTCAAAGCCGGTGAGGGAAAGTGGATGCGTCAGGCCGCAAAGGCTTGCATCTTTGGTCTTCTATTTGGTCAGGGTCCAAGGGGTCTAGCACAGGTGCTGACTACCAACGGGCATCCGACTACGGTTCATGAGGCTGGTAGAATTCAGCACGAAGTGTTGGACCTCTACACAGGTCTCAGGGATTGGATACGAAAGACACGGGAAAGGGCTGACAGGAGCGGGTTCTTATGGACACCGCAAGGACGGGTGTACGCTCCGTTCAAATCTACCCAGCTTTTTACCAAGTCCATTAATACGCCGTGCCAAGGCGGTGCGGCAGAGATAATGCTGTTGGCTCTTAGCAAGTTCCCCAAAATCTGGGGGGATATTCCAGCCTATCTGGTTCACGTTGTTCACGATGAACTGATTGCGGAAGTTCCTGATGAACACGCTGAAGAAACACTGGCTCTAATGCTTGAGACAATGCGATGGGCCGCAACGTCTTTGTTTGAAAATATACCTCAACGTGGGCTTGTCGAAGGTGACATCGGTAAGACTTGGGGCGAGGCAAAGTAGTAAGGTATTAATTGATGTCCGCGTTATATAAACAGAACACTTCCGTATTCCGCAACGAATTTGCAGAAAGTATTTTTCATCACAAGTACAGCCATGAGGGCGCAGACACATGGGAAGAATTATCTAACACATTGGTCGATGATGTCTGCGGCAGTGTTCTTCCACAGTCCGAAGTGGATCAACTGAAATGGATGATTGCGACTATGCGTTTCATCCCCGGCGGACGTTATCTATACTACGCTGGCCGTCCCGCAAAGTTTTTTAACAACTGTTATTTGCTTCGCGCCAAAGAGGACACCCGTGAAGAGTG